TCAGTTCGGCCGCGGGGCGATCCCCGCCCGGCCCTCCCTGCCGATCCCGGCGCTGGGCGCGGACGATGAGGATGCGGTGCACGAGATCGTCCGCGCGGCGCTGACCCGTGTGCTGTAACGAAACAAGGAACCTCTCCAATGACCTACGCCGAATTGATCGCCGCCGCCTCCCGCGGCTCCGTCGTCCCGCTAGAGCCGACGGAAGCGGTGCTCAAGGCGCTCCGCGCCCAGATGGCTTCCGTGCTGGCTGCTGGCGGCGAAATCAAGTTGCCGGGGGTCGGCACCTTCGCTGTCGTGGCCACGGCCGCGCGCAGTGTGCCCAGCCCGAGTGGCAACAGGACCGAGGTGCCTGCAGGCCAGCGTGTGCGCTTTCGGCCTGCCAAGGCACTGAAGCAGCGGATTGCCGGCCTTGCCGGCATTACCAAAGATGCAGGCGGGACGCCTGCCGGCGCCCTTGACNNCTGCAGGTGATCACCGCGATCGAACAAGCGATACTGGCGCGGGTCGCGGCCGGGAATGCGGCCGGGCGGGCCGGCGCGAGCTTGCGCACCGTCGTCTCGTTCGCCGGCTCCGGCGCTGGTGCGCTGAACGACCTGGCGCAACTGAAGGCGCAGTTCCCGGCGGTGTGGCTGTTTTACGCCGGTGAGCCGAAGCCGGCGCGGCTGGGTGGTCGCGGTCGAGCAGCGCCGCGGGGAGCCGGCCGGCCGGCTGGGCGGCGGCGTAGCTGAAGCTGGAGCCTATGACATCCTGGAGGCTGTGCGTGCGCTGTTGATCGGCCAGACGTTCGGCCTCGCGATCGATCCGCTGGCGCCAGGCCGGGTGACGCCGGTCCTGACCCGGGACAACATGACCGTCTACGCTCACGACATCCACACGACCTACGAGAGCACGGCCGAGCGCGATGCGGATGTCGCCGCGCTCGACGAACTCGGTCTCGTCCACATCGACTACGACGTGCCGGCCGGCGTTGCGGCGGTCCCGCCATTACCGACAGCGGCCGCTGACGCCCGCGACGACGTCGTGCTGCAAGAGGAGGGTTGAGTGAGGGACAAGCACGCAATCGAGGTGATGGCGAACCGCGCCGCCGAGGCGTGGGACGACAACACAGATCCATACCTAGAAGGCTGGATGGAGGCGCTGCAGTGGGTACTCGACCGCGAGCAGGAGGACCCCAGCTTTGACTAACACTCTCCATGTCCGCCCGACCGGGCCCGACCGGCTGGTGCGTGACCCCTCGCGGCCGGCGATGACACTGGCATCCGAGGGTGCCTTGGTGCCGGACAGCAGCTACTGGCGGCGGCGGTTGGCGCAGGGCGATGTCGAGATCGTGGCCCCAGACACCATTCCTGGGGAGGAGAATTAGGCGATGCCGATCAGTTCTGATGCCATCCCGATCGATATCCGGGTCCCCGGCCAGTACATCGAGATCGACCCCTCGGCGGCAGCGCGCACCGAGCCGGGGGTGCCGGTGCGGGTGCTCCTGTTGGGCCAGAAGCTGACAGCGGGNNGTGTGTTCGATGCCCGCGCGGCCGAGCCTCTGTTCGGCCGCGGCAGCATGCTGCACCGGATGATCCTGGCCTACCGGGCGATTGATGCGCGGTCAGAAATGTGGGCAATCCCGCTCGCTGATGCAGGAGCCGGGGTCGCTGCGACCAAGACGATCACCATCGGCGGCACCGTCTCCGCCGCCGGAACGCTGGCCCTCTACCTGGGCGGCCAGCGGGTGCGGATTGCGGTGCCGGCGGCACAGGCTGCGGCCACCACGGCCAGCGCTATCGCGGCGGCCATCACGGCGGACGCGATCGAGTTGGGCCAGGCGCTCAATGTGCGTGCCAACTACTACGACGGCGAGGCCTTGCCGTCAGGGATGACGCTTGCGATTGCCAACGGCACCGCCGGCAGCGGCAACCCAGACATCAGCGCCGCGCTCGCGGCGATGGGTGACACCTGGTACACCGACATCATCTGCCCCTATACGGACGCTGCCAACCTCACCGCGCTCGAAGCGGAGTGCGCGAGCCGGTTCGGGCCCCTCATCGCCAAGGACGCGTACGCCTACACGGCGCGGGCCGGCACCGTGGCGCAGCTCGCAGCGGCGGGGGGTGCGCGCAATTCACCACACCTGACGACCTGGGGCTTCTATCAGGCCGCCTCACCGCTCGAAGGGTGGGCAGCCGCCGGCGCCGCGCACGCGGTCGCCAGCGCCAAGCAGGACCCGGCGGTGCCGGTGACGGCACTGGCCATCCCGGCCGGGGGTGCGGGGGGATTATTGCCGCCGGCGGCGGCCGACCGCTTCACGCAGGAGGAGCAGAACGCGCTGCTCTACGACGGGATTTCGACCTGGACGGTCGACCCCGCCGGCCGCGTGGTGCTGTCACGGACGATCACCGGCTATCAGCAGACGGCGCTGGGCGCGGAAGACCCCGCCTACCTGCAGATCGAGACGATGAAGATGATCGCCTGGTATCGCTACACGCTCCGGGCCCGGATTGCGGCGCGCTTCGGCCGCCACAAGCTCGCCAATGACGGCGACCGCTTCGGTGCCGGCCAGCGGGTGGCGACACCCAAGATCATCATGGGCGAGATCCTGGCCCACTATCGCGAGGGCGAGACGCGGGGGATCCTCTCCGACTTCCGTTCCTTCAAGGCGGACAGCTTCGTCGAGCGCGACGAGACCGACCGCACGCGGGTCAACGCGCTCCTGCGGCCGCGGTTCGTCGGCCAGATGTTCGTCTTCGCTGCCCGCGTCCAGTTCCTGCACTAGAGGAGGGTTGAATGGCCAACACGCGCCGTGCCGGCCGGCTGCAGTTCTATGTCGGCGGCGAGCTGATCGATGTGAAGGGTGACGTCACCTACTCGCTGGGCGGTGTGAACCGCTCGGCCGTGGTCGGCGCCGACCGGGTGCACGGCTTCAAGGAGGAGCTGATGGTGCCCTACGTCGAGTGCAAGGCGACCGACCGCGGCGATTTCGACGTCGTGGGGTTGCGTGATCTGACGGACACCACCGTGCAGCTCGTGCTCGCCAGCGGCAAGACGATCATCTTCAACAACGCCTGGTTTGCCGGTGAGGGCGATATCTCTGCCGAGGAGGGGGAAATCTCGATCCGCTTCGAGGCCTTGGGCGCGGAAGAGCAGCTGGCGGAGGCGTAGGTCATGACCACCACGATCACCCTGCCGCGCCCGATCACAGTGCTGGGGCAGGAGAGGACCACGCTCACCATCCGCGCCCTGAAGCTGAAGGACCTGGCCGACCTCAATCTCAGGCTGTCAGAGCAGGGGTTGACGCTGGTCGCCGGCGACTTGATAGCAGCGATTGCGAGGTCGGCCAACGTGCCGGCGGCAGCGCTGGGCGAGCTCACAATCGCCGAAGGGATCGAGGTGGCGGCCGCTTGCGTCCCTTTCTTGGGCTTGCCCCTGATGGCTGGGAGCGGTGCGCCCGAGAGCTCGTCTTCGCCGGCGGGGTAAGCCCGCGGGAGGTCGGGGAGATGACCGCGGCCGAGCTGTTCTGGTGGCACCGGCAGTTGGCGGCCTTTGCCGCGCCGGCGGGCGGCGGCCCGCGGCCTTGATGACGTCGGCGGGCGGCCCGCCCGCGAGCTTGATGATGCCGGCAACGCCGGCGGGCAATAGCAGGAGTTGTGGGCGCACGTGGCTCAGTACACCGTCTCCATGGTGTTCAAGGCGATCGATCAGGCGACGAGGCCGCTGCAGCGGATCGGCGCCCAGGTCGGCAGCGTTGCTCAGCGCGTGGGCGGGGCTGCGGCCGGGTTCGGCCGCACTGCGATCGGCATCGGCAAGACGGCAGCCTACTTGGGCGCCGCCATCTACTCCGGCGCTGGCCTGGCGGTGGCCGCAGCCGGGCGGACGATCGTTCGCACGTCGGCACAATTCGAGGATTTTGCCGCGGTCCTGGAAGTCGTCGAGGGGTCCGCGGACAAGGCGCGCGGCGCCTTCCAGTGGCTCAATAAGGTCGAGGCGGAAACGCCTTACGACCTGCAGCAGTTGACGGACGCCTACGTCCAGCTGCGCTCCTACGGCCTCGACCCGACCAAGGGCCTGTTGCGGACGCTGGGTGACACCGCGGCGGCGATGAACAAGCCGCTGAGCCAGGCGGTGGAGGCCGTGGCGGACGCGGTGACGGGCGAGAACGAGCGCCTTAAGGAGTTCGGCATCGTCGCGCGCAAGACCGGCGACAGCATCGTCTACAGCTACACCGCTGGTGGCAAGCAGATGACGAAGAGCGCCGAGGCGGAGAGCCGGGCCCAGATCGAGGCCACCTTGAGCGCGATCTGGAACGAGAAGTACGGCGGCGCGATGGCGAAGCGCAGCCAGACCTTCAACGGCCTCCTGTCGTCGCTCGGCTCGGAGTGGCAGCGGTTCCAGCAGATGATCGGCGATGCCGGCGTGCTGGATATGTTCAAACAGGGGCTCAGCGACGTGCTGGCGCTGGTGGCGCGGCTGCGGGAGACGGGGCAGCTGCAGGCGCTCGCAGATACCATAGGCCGGGCCCTGGTGACGGCCGGCGGTATGGCGCGCGACGCGCTATCGGCTGTCTGGGTGGTCATCCAGGCGATCGGCGAGGCGCTGGCGCCGCTGGCGCCGCGGTTCGAGGCAGGACTCGCGGCCGGGCGGGAGTTGGGGCAGACGCTTCTGGGATGGATGCCGCAGGCCAGCGATGTCGGCCGGGGGTTGGCGCGGGCTGTTGAGTGGCTGGGTGAGACCTTCCAGTTCCTGCAGCCGCTGGCCCAGGGCGTGTTTG